TTGGCGACCAGCTTGATATGCAGTATTGGGATCAAGTTAATGGCACGACCACTTGGAAAGATGCCATTGCAGCGGTAAAGGCCGCCCATCCGAAACCAGAATAATGAGATATCTCCGCCCTTTCTTCTAGCGGCGTTCCTTCTGATTGTCCTAAGTTAGGGTCGCAGGTAATGGCAACAGTTAAAGAAGTGCAAGCAAAACTAAATACCCATGAAGCGGTCTGCGCTGAACGATGGAAAGAGACCATTGAGCGAATAAAGCGTCTTGAGTTGATTATGATTACTTCTGCCGGAGCGGTTATTATCCTGATGTCTGGGATGCTTTGGAAGATATAAAATGCCGTTGTCCAAGATACAGTTTCGTCCTGGGGTTAACAGGGAAACTACGTCCTACGGAGATGAGAACGGTTGGTATAACTCCGACCTAGTACGTTTCCGTAAGGGTCGCCCTGAGAAAATGGGCGGATGGACCCGTCTTAGTGGCAACACTATAGAGGGAACGGGCAGGTCTCTTCATGTATGGGCCGCTTTAAGCGGCTCCAAGTACATGGGGCTCGGAACAGAAACCAAGTTCTATATAGAAGAGGGTGGTGGCTACAATGATGTCACTCCCATCCGGTCCACCGTCACCCTTGGGGCAGACCCTTTGACAACGGGAGCGGCCAGTAGTGCAGTAGTGACTGTCACTGCTCCTAGCCACGGTGCCGTAAATGGAGACTTTGTTACCTTTAGCGGTGCGACGACTACAGACGGAATTACAGCAGCCCAATTGAACACGGAACATGAGATTACCCTCGTAGACTCGAATAGTTACACCATAACAACAGCGGGTTCAGCTTCTTCCGGGTCAACTGCTGGCGGAGGTTCCGCGATTATCGCCAATTACCAGATAAACACGGGTCTTGACACGGTTGTAACTGGTACTGGTTTTGGCGCGGGTCTTTGGGGTGGTTGGACCACAGGTTACTCACAGACAACTCTTAACGATAGTGGCGGCATAAATGCCAGCGTCACGTCATTTACGTTAACAAGCGCCTCATCATTTGAAGCAGCCGCTACTACAACCGGGGCAGACTTGACCGCTGTGAGTTCCTCCATTGCAGCAGCGGATTCCAGTGGGTTTCCCGACAAAGGAACAATTAAGATAGGCAGCGAGAACATTCGCTACGGAACGAATGTGGGGAATGTTTTTGGTGATCTGACTCGTGGCGATGATGGAACCACGGCAGCTACTTCCTCTAGCGGAGCCGCCATAACCTTTGTTGGGCTTGTCCTGATTGACGATGAACTGATTCAATACACCGGAAAATCCAGCAACACTATTGATGCAGGTGTTGTTCGGGGGGTTCGCGGAACGACAGCCGCATCTCACTCTGACGGTGTTGCAGTCAAGGAGGCTAACGATTTCGTAGGATTTGGGGAAGCTTCTGCTACCGCCGCAGAATCAGGATCGAATATTCGGCTGTGGGCTCAGGATAACTGGGGCGAAGACCTTGCGTTTAATGTTTATGACGGCACACCGTATTATTGGGACAAGACCCTTGGGCTGGGAAACAGGGCCACGACCTTTGCTTCGCAAACCGGAGCTTCCGGCGCACCAACCATTACTCGAAGACTTATGGTTTCTGGCGCGGATAGGCATGTTGTATGCTTTGGATGCAACCCCCTAGACGAAACAGCCCAAGACCTATTGATGATCCGCTGGTCGGATCAGGAAAGTCCTTTTGACTGGACCCCTACTGCGACAAACACGTCAGGTTCCCAGCGTATTTCCTCTGGTTCCGAGATCATATCGGCTCAGAAAACACGTCAGGAAATGCTTGTTTGGACGGATACGTCTCTTCATTCCATGCGTTTTGTAGGACCACCGTTTACTTTTGGCGTCAGTATGTTGGCGAACAATGTGTCCATCATAGGGCCAAATGCTGTCACAACTGTGGGCGACAAGGTGTTCTGGATGGACCGGGAGAATTTCTACGTCTACACGGGCCGTATCCAGGTTATTCCCTGCACCCTCCTTCGTTACGTGTTTGATGACATCAATCTAGAACAGAATTTCAAATGCTTCGCTGCATCCAATAAGATGTTTGACGAGGTGTTCTGGTTCTACCCGAGTGCCGATGCGTCCGAAATAGACCGCTACGTTAAGTTCAATTTCACGGAGAACACATGGGATCTGGGAACCCTTTCCAGAACTGCGTGGGTAGACTACGGAATTCACAACAATCCAAGGGGCTCCGGCCAAGTAAGCAGCACGAACTATGTCTACGTTCACGAAAGCGGCGATGATGACGATGGCTCCGCCATGACATCTTTCATTGAATCCGCTGATTTCGATCTTGGAGATGGTGAGCAATTCATGTTCGTGGATCGTTTGATACCGGATATAGACATAACCAGTACCGATGCAGACGCTTCCGTGAACTATATCCTGAAAACGAGGAACTACCCCGGAGATAGTCTCGCAACGAACTCTACAAATGCCGTTAAGGCGTCCACTCAGCAGTCTTTCCTGCGGAGCCGTTCGAGGCAAGCTGCCTTACGAATTGAGAGCGATACGACGAATATAACCTGGACCTTGGGCGACCTCCGTCTTGGATTACGACCTGATGGGAGAAGGTAAATGGAATGGGCAATAATTACCTTTGGCGGTAAGCTGTGCTGCATCTTTGCCTCCGGCTGCGGCGGTTTGGCTAATGTTCTGACGCGCCGAAAATGGAACTTTGGGGCTTTGAAGGATATCGCTGTTGCTGTGGTTGTGGGGTGGATTGCAGCAGAGTTCTTCATTCCTGCTGCCATGGCCTATTTTGAGTTCAGTGATCAGGTTGCCATCGCCTTGGCTTTCGTCATCGGCTATTGCGGCATCAGGTTGCTGCCAAAGGTTGAAGAAGCCCTCATGCGCCGGATCAAGTAAGAAAATGGCTAAATTACTGGATCACGCGATGCCCATGGCCCCCGATCAATATGATGTGGATGCCTTTGTGAGGATTCTACGGGATCTTGAGATGGCCCTGACGAAGATGGATTTCCCCTCCGTGGTGAGCGGGGAAGACGACACCAACGGCGTAACGTGGTTCATGGAATAATGGCTTCAGCGTATAAAAATGTTGCCGTTCTGGTAGGCGCGACAGGGGATGTCACCGTCTATACGTGCCCAAGCGCCACTCAGGCCATTGTTAAGAACATAAATTTGTACAATAGTCATTCTGGGACTATAGTAGTATACCCAAAGATAACCGACAGTTCCGCTTCTGTAACGGTCACGTTGGAGAAGAACAGCATAGGAACTCTCGCAGACGTGTCTCTCGCAGGCCCCTTCGTTCTGGAGGCCAGCGACACGCTTATATTCAACTGTGATACAGCGTCGAAGATTTATGTCTTTGCGAGTGTTTTGGAGCTTTCGTAATGCTGCAGCAAACCCACCATACACAAAATACCGGGATAGGATCCTTTGCGGGATCCTCACCTGATTACGAGCTAGCGCCCATTGGTCTTGGTTCCTTCCAAGACCACGCCAAGAAATTGGCGGAGTTTGGGCGGAACGGCGATATTTACGTGGTTCATGCCGCCGAGGGTGAGACGGTCATCCCCATGGAGGTCCTTAACGCCAACCCGAAGGTCCGGGAACTTCTCTTTGGTCAAATGCGCGAAATGGGCCTTGATCCTCAGGAATTCGTCATAGGGAACGAGCTTAACAGCATAAATCCTGTTACGGGTCTGCCGGAATTCTTTTTCAAGAGCATATTCAGGTCCGTCAAGAAGGCCGCCAAGAAGGCCGTAAAAGTTGCCAAGAAACTCGCTCCCATTATTCTTCCGATAGCGGCCTCTGCTTTTGGTATCCCGTTCCTCGGGCCTGCATTTGGCGCAGGAACATTTGGCGCAGCTTTTCTGGGCGGCGGCATAGGAACCCTGGCTGCCGGTGGAAGTATGAAGGACGCAATCAAGTCGGGCTTGGTTTCCGGGGGCACGTCTCTTGCCTTTAGCGGGATAGGCTCTTTATTCAACAAGGGTACGAGCTTTGGGGATGCTGTTACGGCCAACCTTACGGGGAGAACACCTATTTATGGCTTCGATACTCTGGGCAACAAGACGCTACTGGGACATAAAATGGCGGCTTCTCCTTGGGCCGTGGGCTCCAGCAAAGGGGCGGAAGCCAGCGCAGCCGCATCAAAGGCTCAGTGGGACCAGATACTTGGTAAAGGAGGGGCGAAGCAGGATGTCCTTGGAGGAATGACGGGGGAATTCTTCGGCACACCAACAACGGGAAGTCAGGGCTATGTTCCCCTTGATACTATGCCGGTAAAGTTGACGCCGGACTCTTGGACAGTTCCCGTTTCTCTAGCTGAGACACTTACGCCCTTTGAAGAAGCGGCACGGTTGAATCTTCCATTTGATGAGCGCGGGTACTACATCGGTCTCGATGGACAACATATTTATCCCGATGCAACCATTACTGGTCAACCTATGGGGACTGGAAATTTACAGCAAGCGTTGGGAACGCGGGTTGTCGATGAGCCTGAAGTTGCGAAACGGGCGGGTTTCTTTGACACAGCGAGCGACCTTTTATTTGGAAAAGCTCCGAGCGATAGGACCCTTCACCAAGCGGCAGCGGATTTAGTTAGAAGTAATCCTACTTTATATGGTCCCGCGACTGATAGAGGCGCAGCCCGTGCTATGGAATATGTAACCAAAGATCTTTCGCCCGGTCCAATTAGGAAATACGGCCCGTCTGTGGCTCTTGGTCTTGGAGGGACTTATCTTGCCGGGGGATTTGACCCACAGGAAGGGGACGAGACAACCGTGGCGGATCTCGCGGGAGTGGTTCCCCGTGGGCCGTCAGGGGCTGAATTGATAGAACAAGACCCATCGCAGTATCTGGTCCAGGACATTGACCCCACGCAGTTTACACCAGAAGGGACACCACTCATTCCGACGACATTCCCCGCGCTTCTCGCTGCGAGGGGCGGCATGGCCGAGTTCCCACGTCGCGATCTTCTTGTAGAGGGTCCCGGAACCACACGCTCGGATGACATCCCAGCCATGCTCTCAGACGGAGAATTCGTAATGAACGCCAGAGCCGTGCGGGGGGCAGACCCAACGGGACGGCGTAATCGTTATGCAGGAGCCCAGAACCTCTACAACATGATGCGTAACTTCGAGATGAAAGCCTAGCCATGGTAGAGAGAACCATTTCAGAACAAATTGTCCGGGAAGCCCCGGAGATTGAGGCTCTAAAACTGGGCCTCATCCAGTCGGCCAAGGGCCTCTCCGACATAGGGATACAGCTTCCCCCGCAGCAGGTTGCCGGTTTTTCCGGCTTGCAGACCCAAGCGCAGCAGGCCGCGCAGCAGGCGGGTGGTATTGGGGGCTACCAGCCCCTCTTGACAACGGGCGTGGGGACACTTGGTACGGGCCTTGGTACATTGGGCGCGGGTTTGGCTACACTGGGTCAGGTTCAGGCACCAATAACTGCGGCCCAGCAAGCTGCCGCAGGAGCCGGGCAGTTATTTGCCCCAACAGACCTTTCTGCCTACACCAACCCGTTTCAGCAGCAGGTTATAGATACCACACTTGCAGAAATAAACCGGCAGGGCGAAATGGCCCGCAACCAGCTTGCGGCACAGGGTGTACAGGCAGGTGCGTTTGGCGGGAGCCGTTTTGGAGTACAAGGCGCAGAACTGGACCGCAACCTAGCCGACTCCCGCGCCAGAGCCCTCGCACAGTTAAACGCACAGAATTACACCCAGGCTTTAGGCACCGCACAAACAGCCTTCGAGAACCAGCAGCGCAGACAGCAACAGCAGTCGCAACTATTTGGCGGTATAGCTGGCTTGTACGGGAGCTTAGCAGGGCAACAGGCGGGCATCGGCGGACAGCAGGCTGGTATCGGCGGACAGCAGTTAGGTGCCGCCGAACTCCAACAAGCTACAGGTCTCAAGAACATTGCGGGGTTGCAACAGCTAGGTCAGGAACAGCAGCGCCAGCAGCAAGCTGTGCTGGATGCCGAAATGGCAAACCGGCAGCGCCAGTTGTACGAGCCGTACAGCAGGCTTTCGTTCCTGTCCGATATTTACAAGGGCGCTCCCTCTACACAAACCGTTCTCGGTTCCCAAGTAGCCCCGAGCCCTCCAACGCCGTCCGCTTTCCAGCAGGTGGCGGGTTTCGGGACTGGACTCCTTGGAACCGCAGCCGCCGCCAAACAACTCGGCGGTCTATTCTAACGAGGAAAAATCCATGGCAGGAGTATACGACAGAAGAATGTTTCGGATGCAGGCTGGCGGCATGATGCCTCCCATGCAGGAAGCCCCCATCGACCAAATGTCGTTTGTCAGTCCGGAACAGGAGGCACAGATTTATCAAGAAGCGCAGGGTCTTCCTCCCGAAGTTTTGCAGGCGGCGGATCGGGATCTCGCGTCCACGGCGCAGGAAATGACAGGAGAGGAAGTCCGCGCCGGAGTGGGGGAGGAGGTCGCCCGCAGTGTCGGTAACATCGACATGGCCGGGGACTACAGGGGACTGATGAACGCCGTCTGGGAGGACGATGCGGATATTGAAGCCTACCGAAGCAGGCTCGCAGCAGTGGTGGGACAGGAAGACGCAGCCCGCACACCGGATTCCGTTCTCGCCCTTGTCCAACCCACCTTGCAACTGGCGGAGATAGACCAGGGCATTGGAGCCTTGATGCAGGAGGAGTTGGCCGAAGTAGATGCTGTCGGAGGCGGCATCGCGGACCTTGGACCGGAGGGCGTGGTGGCAGAAGGTATGGCCGCAGAAACCAACGCACTGGTCAACGCAGTGGGGAACATGGCTCAAGGCCCATCAGGCATGATGGCACCTGGAGAAGGGCCTGCGGGCATCGATCCAAGGATGCTACAGGCAATGATGCAAGGCGCAGGGCCCATGGGCCAAGGCATGGTCTAGGGGATTCTGATGGCAGCTAACGATACAGGCATCGGGGCCGCTACTCGCGTAAGCCGTGTTCGGAACTTTCTGGACACCCTGGAAGCTACGCACGGCCAAGGTATTTTTGCCACGGACATGGGTACGGTTCGTGCGCGGGAGGCCGAACTCGCAAAATACCTTGGAGCCACGGATTACGCCAAGCAGCTTACGGACGCTCAGGGTATGGGTAAATTACAGCTTGCCCTTGCTCTGGCCCAACGGGGCTTCGCGGCGGCAGGCGCTCCGCCTATGCGGGGGGAAACTCCTGTTAGCACGTTATCCAGAGAACTTCTCTCTCCATTAGCCGGGGATGCAGGCGCTGTTGCCACGCAGATGATGCAACAAAAGCAGGCTCTGAACGCCGCCCAAAGACAGGAAGAGCGCCAGCTAAAACTTGCGGCCCTTCAAGATGTCAAA